GCAAGGGCGCCCTTGTAGGGCGAAGTCGAGGCGCGCCAGTCCGTCTGATTGCACCGCACAAACTGCATCTCGCAGTAGTCGCACGTGTCTATACCCGTGCACTCCATCTGCATCTGCATCTGGTGATAGTATGCATCGGGAATCGCCGTATCTTGCGTAAACTTTCGACTGATGGGGCACTTGAACTCGACCAACTTGCCCCAGTCGGGATCGAGCGGGTTCTTCATCAAGACAATTCCGTCCGGAGATGCGCCCAGAAACGGGTATTTTGGGTGCACGACGCACGTAGTGTCTACGACTTTGGCGCCACCCTGAAGACTCTCATAAATCTCTTTGGCGATGGGTTCGAACTGCGTGCCCCACAAGCACGCCGTCATGCTCGGTCCGCCTTGAGCAGCAGATTCTTTCGGATACACTTTCCGCAAGAGCATCTCTTTCCGCGCGGACGGAGATGCGCTCGCGAACGCCTTGCACACCTCGGACGCCGTAATCATTTCGCCGCGCTTCAGCAACCATGCGTCGGTGCGCTGGTCTGCTTTTCCATACAGTTTCAAGAGGCGCTTGATCGTGCGCCGCCGGATCCAGACCCTCGCGATTTCGGGAACGTCGCGCATGAGCGTGTGCATCTCCCTCTTCGCCTGCGTGTATGAATACCCCTGCTCACTACACACCTGCCGTATTCTGCGGTTGAGGCGCGTGACGGAATCTGCGAGTTTAAATACACTCTCTGCTATCTCCGTCATCATTGTTCTTTGAAGACTATGTTCTTTACGATGATCCGGTTTACACGCTTTGGGTATCGCACCTATATAATGGACGACGCAACAACAATTGCGACGCAGGAGCAGTGGGTCATTCAGCGTCTCGAAAAGTTTTACACCCCTGAACGAATTGAAAACCTGCGCGAGATTCTGTCCAGCAAGACGGGAGGCGTATCTCTCCGCATTCTCGACTGGTTTGTGACCAATTATTCAAAGAAGAACAACGTGTCCTACGTGACAAAATCCGGGAAACACGTGATTGTGTATCTCGCATACAAGTCGCATCTCAAGGCGTATAGCAAAAAGATGTTTGACCCGTTCTGCCGCCACGAGCGCATCGACTTTCACGGCGTGTCGACGACGGTGGGGCAACTCAACTTTTTCGCGTGGGCGATCGAGGACGAGTGCATCGACTACATGCACTCCCACATCGACGATATTCATGCCGACATGGAGACGCGCATGACTGCGGCGGGGGCAGGAGGCGGAGGCGGAGGCGGAGACGCGCGCAAGAAGCGCCACGAGTTGTCGCATTCTGCTACGAAATCCATCAAGCACCACGACGTGAAAATTATGGTGTCGTTTAAGTAGTAATGAGTCTGGCGTGGCAGGTTGCTGCGCTTATAGACAAACAGACGGGACCCCTCGAAGACTTTATAGCAGAGGACAAAAAATCAGGTTCCAAGTATACCGAGTGGTACCAAGAGCGACCGCGAGACGGTCACACTGCATTCACGCACGCCATCAAACTCGGTCGTCTCGATATCGTCAAGTATATTGTCGAGACGCACCCGGGTATCGAAAATGAAGAGAACGACTTTTTCGGGATGCCGCGCGACTATGCGGAACGAGAAAAGCAGAACGAGATCGCCGAATATTTGAAAAGTATAGGTGCTACCTTGCGAGGAGCAGCGCCTAAATCTAAATCGAAATCGAAATCGAAACCGAAATACAGCAACGACGACGACGAAGAAGACTTTGTCGACGATGACGAAGACTTTGACAGACCGTTTACTATCGCCAAGTCTGAACCCGCCGGACCCCTCAATATGCTGGTTATTGTGCGCGAGGAAAAGTTTATTTTTGCATACTCCATCTCTGTCCGCAGTCAGAAGTTGTCGGTCACCCAGATAATTAGCGATTCGGATCTCGAGCATCTTGTAAAGAAAATTCCGGGAAACCCCTGCAAGAACCAGATCGGGGAGGTATTCATGCAAAGTGCTCTTCGAGGAAACACGCACTTTTTCGTACTATACAGAGGCAATGCACTACAGGGATTGATATACCCCTATGGGTTCATCTGCGCCCGACCGGAGGGGACGGGATACTTTCTCGACCTGATTTGCGCAACCAAGAACGGCGCGGATCTCCTGAAATTCTTCATAAAGTGGTGCACCGGCAAAAAAGTTCAGTTCATCCACCTGCACGCCCTGCCGCAGGTGTTGGGGTTGTACACCAAGTTTGGATTTCAGTTCCGCAGGGGTTGTTCCGACTCGGCGATTCCCGAGACGAAAGAGTTCAAGGCGAAGGTTGCGGCGTCGGGCAAGGCGTTTCCCTCGTCCTTGTCGGACGTGTGGACCAACGACGACTTCAAGTATGTCCGCGAGATGGTTTTGAACTTGCAGAAACAGGGGTTTTCCGCGTCGGAGAATGAACCTGCCGAGTGCTCATCTCCCGATCTGGACGAAGAAACGCTAAAAGAACTCAATTGCGGTATCGATGGGTATACTATGATCCGGTGCAAGTCTCCAAAACTCCAAACACGCAAGCAGCAGCGTAAAACCAAGCGCCGCAAAACTCGCAAGGTGAAGTAAGCATGATCGGTCTTCATACCCTATATCCCGTAGACGAAAGCATTGCGACCTTTGACCTCGATACCGACGTCGAAGAATACAATTATGATGGGCGAACCGTGTATAGGGGCAATCTAGACCCCGAATATTCGAAAGACGGACTGCAGGTCTACTGGTTATACGACGAGGATAATAAGCGCGTCGGTCTTGCCGAGCATACTGGATCTTTACACAAATGCCTCTGGTATCGCGACAATGTCTTTTCCACGCTGCTGCAGGAGGACTGGACTGCATATGACGAAACGGTGTGGAACATTATGACGGACACGGCGTATAACGACTGCATGAAGCGCGGTTGGACGACGGTCGAGCATCTCAAGACGCGCACGCAGGCGCTGAAACTCGTGACGCCCGAGGATATTGCAAAAAATCAGCAGAGGCAGGAGTTTTGCAGCAGGTGTTTGTCCACGAAAATACACTCCGGATGTATAGTTCTCGCACAAAGTAAAGGTAAAAAACAGTTGACATTATTTGATACCTTATTTGTGGACAATGACGGCACTATTTATATTCCACCGGGCGATTCGGTCGTGTATCGCTGCGGAGGAGGAGATTACGCGACCTTCCTGCGACGAGGTGCTGCCGACGCCGGTGCAGGTGCAGGTGCCGGGGCGGGCGCCGAAGCGGGAGGTTCAACTACGCCGCCATAACCCACCTCGTCATCATCGTCATCTGCTGCGCCTGCGCCTGCCTTCACAACCTGCGGCGCTGCCTCGTCGTCGTCATCGTCGTCGTCTGCCGCGAACGCCGCGCGCGCACTGCCTGCGGGCGGCGCGGAAACCTTCTCGCCGTCGTCCTGGTCCTCGCGGAACAGATCGCGCGCAGTCTGGCGGCGGCGCTTGCTGACCTTGACGAACGAGGGTTTCCACGTGAGACCGAACGCCTGACCGATGATGTAGATGCTGCCCTGCGCGATGATGCTTGCCGAGCAACCCTTGCCGAATGCGTCCGGCAGATCCGACGGCGACTTGAGGATCACGTCATTGTCCTCGTCGTCGATAATGTCCGCGCAGACCTTGCCGTCATACACCGGCATCTTGAAGCGCAGACTCGGCGGATACTTGCCGTTCGGCACCCATCCCTCGGCAGTGTTCTCGACCGAGACGCTCAGGAACTTGTTGAATGAATCGCGAATGGATCCCAGTTCGCGCTTCTTTCCGAACCACTTGGCGCTGTTATCGACTGCTGCCTTCAGAACTGCCTCCTGGAACTCGCGCAGGAAGTTATACGCCTTGGACACGTCGTCTGCTCCCGTGGCGGGTTCAGCAGCATACGGGTCGCATCCGTGCAGACTCGCCGACATTGTGTAGGACGTCGTCACGCTGCCGTCCTTGTTCTGGTTATCCTTCACGAGCACGCCGCCTGGAAACATGAACTGCGGGAAGCGAAACTGGACGTTCTGGTTCGTATACTTGAACGAGACGGACCCGCCGCCCTGCTTGTTCTTCTTGACCTCGGAAAACGTAATGTTGGACGCGGAAATCTTGCAGACGTTGACTGTTGCGGGTGCTGCCATTCTTCTCTTCTGTGTGTGCTAGAAACCCCACCGAAATCTGCCCGATCCGTTTTATCGTGATATTTTCGTATCCGCGTCGAATAAGCGTAAATGAAGTGCCTTGCGTGCCAAAATAAAAAATCAGCAGAGCGGTGCAGCAAGAATGCGCTGACTAACTGCATGTATTGCGGCATGCACATGCGCACCAAGCGCATTCGCTCGTGGGTGACCGCGGGCGCGCTTCGCGGGATCATACAGTTCCAGGCGATTATTCGTGGCGGAAATGTGCGCGCATACAACCAACTCGCGGGTCCCGGCGTGATTGACCGCAGAGGGTGCCACAACGATTCGGATGTGGGGACGTGCGAGGATAAGGCGGACGTGCACCCCTCCAATTACTTTTCGGTGGAAGAAGACGGCAAGGTGTGGTGGTTCGACCAGCGCACCATCTTTCAGTGGTCTCAGAAAGATCTCGAGGTGCAAAACCCCTACACGCGCACCCCCTTTTCAAAAGACGATACGCGCCGCCTGCGTAGAATTGTGCGCTACCGGAAACGACTCCGCAAACCGCTCTACCACGAAGGTCAACCCAACCTCGTCACGACCATCGACATGCGCGACAACCGGTGGTTGCGCGTGTGCCAGATCCTCCGCGAATTTGATTTCGAACTGCACCACGAGCACTTTATTTCGCTGTCCTACCCCGCCCTCGTGCTGCTCATGAATTCCTTGATCCAAGACACGCGATACTGGGCGGACGCGCACACCCAAAAATACCACACCATTCTGCGCAACCTCCGCAACATTATGCACACCTACACCACCGAGCGGCACTTGAGTCTCGACATTTCCACGATCCTGCTCTCGGTCCTCGTCGAAATGTGGGACTCGCAGGAGTTTGCCACCTACATCAACACCGCATACCACTGCGCATACCACTACAGTCTGCATGTCGTGTGAGTCGGGGGGGGGTATACCTCAAAACTGAATTTGGAGATTTTAAGGGTCTAAAACGGATGAAACTTTTTTTCGGATCGTCCAGTCGTCACTTGAAGTGAGTTTCAGATTCAGGAT